CAATTAAGGCGGTGGTTAGATGACGCCTGAACAAGTGACTGAAGAATTGCTAATAGCTGTGAAGGATAATATTTACGTTACCTGGAACGAAGAAGATGAGTCAATTAAAAAGATGATAGCTAAAAATGCTGTTTATCTTCAAAGTAAAGTGAGTACAACACTTTCTTTTTCTCCTGAAAGCTTAGAATACGGATTGCTAATCGAAAGATGTAGATACGACTGGAATCGTGCTTTAGATGAGTTTGAACAAAATTTCGCTAGTGAGTTATTAGGTTTCATTCAACATTATGCGCTACAAGAATATATTGCAGGTGATGTGAATGGCGAATAATCGTAGACTCGAAGAAACATTCAACGATGGTTGGTTAAAGATTTTGACGCAAACTACCAAAAGAAATGAACTAGGAAAAAAGATTGGTGTAGAAGATACAGAAATCACTTCTTTAAAATTTAGAAATCTTTCCATGAGAGATAGTGATATAACAGCTATGGATGCGATGGGATCGAAATTAACTAAGAAAGTAAAGACTCCATTTCATCCAATCGCCAAGAAATTTAATAAAGATCAATATTTTATCGTAATCGATAGTATGCGTTACAACGTTATCTATGCCGATTACGATAATTTTTATATCTATTTTTATCTTGAAAGTGTGGGTGAATATGGTGATTGATAATTCTAAAGAAAAAGAACGTTTAAATAAGCAAATTTCTGCTATCAAAACTTCCTTAGAAGAGCATTTTGGCCTCAAACTCTTTCAAGACTCCGTAGGCGAGGATGAGCTACCTGATGATTTTAATTACTTCATTCTCGAAACAGGAGAAATAGAAATGATCACTGAGCCAAAATATAGCGTGGGTCAAAATCTATATCTAACTTTCTATTCAGAAAATAGAGAAGATTTAACAGGAGACTCACTAGATATTATTTCATTGATTCAAAATCGTTCGATTCGTTTTCAGAGAATGGATCCCAATCATTTAAAACTAGAGAACCAAGATCGCTATATCGATCAATTGGTATTTACGTTTAGACGATTATTGAAGAGTGATTGTCATGGCTAAAAATAGTTGGGAGCTAAAAATAAATGGACATGATGAACTTCTTGTGCGGATGGAACGCTATTCAAGCGAGAGCGAACGACTGATTAACGAAGCATTGAAATCAAAAGGTTCGGCTATTGCAGTGGATAGGATTACAGAAAAAATTCCTGTTTCTGAAGCAGATTTAAGAAGAGGGCACCAACACGCAAAAAATAGTCGTCCACTTAAGACTCAATACATTAATTTGGGTTTCATCATTAGACCTACAAGAAAATTTGAGTATTTAAAATATCCTGATTTGGGGATAGGTACTTCTAAAAGAAATCAGCCGGACGAATTTATGAGAAGAGGATTAGGTCTTGCACTTGATCCAATTACAGAACTTCTGATTCGTCAATTCGATAAATTAAATAAATAGGAGGAACAACAATGGCTAAAACAACAACAGTAACAACTTTTGACAATATAAGTATTAAAAGAATTTCTTTTAATTTTAAGAATGCAACAAATGCAATTTCAACTGATTGTAATGGACAATTAGATGGCGAAACAGAAATGCAGAGAATTGTAAAAAAATGCGGTTCAACAGAAGTAAAATCGAAATCTAAACCAATCAATATGACGGTAACAATTACTGCACATGTACCGATGGAAGTTTATCGACGCTTCAATGGGTTGAAACAAGATGAACGTATTAAATCGGGAATTTACTCTTATGGTCCTGATTCCGTAGGGGAAGATTTCTCTCTTGCTGCAGAGATCGTGGATGATTTCGAAGAAAAAAATAAGCTGATTGGTATGTTAGCATGCACTTCGAATACAGGATTAACATTCTCTATTGAAAATGGTGCGGATGAAGTAGCTGCGTTAGAACTAGAAACAAAAGTTATGCAAGATGAATTTGGTAAATTTTATCATGAAGCAATTGTTGCAGAACTTGAAGAAGACTTAACAGATCAATGGATGACGAATCTATCTGCTGATGTGATTAAAAAAACTTCAGTTGTGACAACTACGGCCACTCAATCACAGTAAAAAAAACGGAGGTAGCGAAATGAACGAAGATTACTCAAAAATTGAACTAAACGATGGAACAATTTTGAATTTAGAACCTAAACTGAATATCAAGAAATTATTGATGATCAATAGAGATTTTAACACAGACGAGTTTGCAAAAATGACTGTGGGAAAAGGATCCATGGATATTTCTGTTATTCAAGGTGCAAAGGCTGTGTATATTGCTTACCGCCAAGCGAACATGACTGATTATATTTCATTCGATGAATTTATCGATAAATGGGATTTTGATATGGCTACTGCCAGCTATATTTATCAATTGATGATGTTCAAACAAGCACGCGATGCTTATCAAAAAGAATTTGAAAAAGCAAATAAGGAAAAAAAGCTTCAAAAGTAAAAATGCCAAAGCTCTTAGTTGAAACGTGGGTCGATGTCTATTCGATGTTGACCGACGTTTTTTCTATGCCTTCAGATTTGGTTTTAAGCGATATCTGTTTAGATGACATTTTGCAAATGGCTTACAACAAGAGTGCTTATGAAGGATGGAAAAACTATGCAATAAACCAATCCCAGAAAAACTAAAGAAAGGAGGTAAAAAATGGCTAAAAAGAGAACAGAAGCAGAAGTAACTTTCATAGCTAACGATGACGGATTGAAATCTACGTTAAAAGAAATCAGTGCTGAATTAACTAAAAATAGAGCAGAATTAAAACTAGAACAAGCTCAATTACAACAGACTGGTTCTGAATCAGACAAGTTAGGAAGTAAATTATCTTCTTTAGAAAAGCAGTATGAATTACAAAGTCAAAAAGTTGAAGTAACTAGCCAACGTTTAGCCAATGCGAAAAAATATTATGGAGAAAATTCCACCGAAGTTCAGAAACTTGAAAGAGAACTGATTAATCAACAAACAGCGCAACAACGTTTGTCAAACGAAATTGATAAAACGAGTAATGCACTAGCTCAAGCAAAAGGCGAAATACAGACGTACGAGTCTACAATGCAACAGTTGGATAGCGAACAAAAAAATGTTCAAGCTAGTGCTTCTCTGATTGAATCCGAATACAAAAAATGGCAAGCAACTGCTGGTCAATCAGCTTCTGAAGCCGAGAAATTAGCGAAAGCCCAAGAATATGTTTCTCAACAATCTGAAAATGCGGAGAAAACGATAGATATCCTAAGACGACAGTTAGAAGCTACACAGTCTGAATTTGGCGCTACATCCACAGAAGCAATGCAGATGGAAGCGAAGCTTAATGATGCTGAACGTGAATTTGAAGAGTTAGGACAAGCTGCTAAAAATGTAGATACAACTAACTTGGACGATATCGGAAGCAAAATAGATATGAATAATTTAATGGAAGCTTCTGACGTTTTAAGCGACATTGGCGATAAGCTTACAGAATTAGGGAAACAAGCAGTGGACTCTGCTAACAGTGTAGGTAGTTCCCAGAGTAAGATACAAGCTAATTTTGGTTTGTCTAAACAAGAGGCTGAAGAATTAACGAATGTAGCCAGAGACATTTATTATAAAGGTTTTGGAGAATCGTTAGATCAGTCCACAGATGCATTGATTTTGGTAAAGCGTAATTTAGGAGATTTAAATAATCAAGATTTACAAAATATCACGGAACAAGCTATGGTCCTAGAAAACACCATGGGCGCTGATATGGATGAAACGTTACGTGGTGTAAATGGCTTAATGGTCAATTTCGGCTTGAGTGCTCAAGATGCAATGGATTTAATGGTTTCGGGTACTCAAAACGGTTTAGATAAAACGCACGAATTAGGCGACAATATGGCAGAATATAGCCAATTATGGAGTCAAATGGGATATTCAGCTGATGAAACGTTCGGAATGCTTCAAAATGGTTTAGATGCGGGTGCTTATAACCTTGATAAAGTCAATGACTTAGTTAAGGAAATGGGAATATCGTTAACAGATGGTCGATTTGAGCAAAACATGGATATGTTTAGTGAAAGTACTAGAAAAGCTTTTGAAGAGTGGAAAAATGGCGGAGGAACACAAAAAGACGTTATTAATTCCATGATTCAAGATTTTAGCAATATGGATGGTCAATACGACCAATTAAATAAAGCTTCTACAATTTGGTCTGCACTTGGCGAAGATAACGCGATGAAAGTTGTCCAATCTTTGACTGATGTTAACCATACATTTGATGATGTTAGTGGATCTGCACAAAAAATGAATGAAGATTCTACTACTCCGTTACAAGAATTAAACGGAAAAATAGCTGAATTAAAGGATTCATTAGCTCCTATAGGCAACACAATCATAGATGCACTCGAACCAGTAATTGATTTTCTAGGAAAGATGGCTGATGCGTTTAATAATCTTCCACAACCAGTACAGGATTATGCCGTAGCGATTGGCGGATTGACTGCTGCATTTACTTTATTAATGCCAATAATAGTTGGCTTCATGGCTCTAGGTGGTCCTACTACATTAATAATAGGAGCAGTTATTACTGTTATTGCTGGAGTTATAGCAATTATAAAAAACTGGGGCGCAATTACTGACTGGTTTAAGGGAATATGGAGTAAATTCACTGATTGGTTGGGTGGTACTTGGGAAAGTATAAAAGAAGGTGCCTCATCAGTTTGGGATGGAGTTAAAGAAACCTGGTCTGGATTTGTAGATTGGGTTCAAGATATTTGGCAAGGAGTTTCTGATTGGTTTGGAGAGCTATGGAGCGGATTAGTTGAAGGAGCTTCCAACATCTGGCAAGGAGTCCAAGAGACTTGGCAAGCATTCGTTGATTGGGTTTCAAATATTTGGAACGGAGTCAAAGAAGTATGGTCGATTATTTGGGCAGACATTGTAGGAATTGTTCAAATACCATGGACCTTAATAACGTCATTGATTCAAGCCGGTATTAATATTATCGTGGGTATTTTTGATGTAGCTGGACAGTTATTAGGCGCAGCTTGGCAAGCTGTTTGGACACCTATTTCTGATTTCCTTAAAAACACTTGGGATACTATGACACAATGGGTAAGCATCGCTTGGAATGGAATTGTAACTACATTCCATACTATATTTGATCCAGTAGTGGCATGGTGGAATGGTATATGGACAGCTATTAGTACTACGGCTTCAAATATTTGGAATTCAATTAGTGCAACAGCTTCTAGTATTTGGAACAGTATCAAGAATACAATCACTAGCTTGGTACAAGCAGCTGCTACAGTAATTCAAAATATTTGGTCAACTGTATCTAGTTGGTTAGGTGGAATTTGGAATTCAATCAGCTCTACAGCATCAAATATCTGGAATAGCGTGACTAGTAGTATAAGCAATGCTATAAACGCAGCTAAAAGTGCCATTCAAAGTGTTTGGAATAGTATATCTTCGTGGATCAGCGGAATTTGGAACGGTATCAAAAACACTGCTTTGAATCTTTGGAATGGAATTACAAGCACTATTAGCTCTAAAGTAAACGATGGAAAAAATGCAATTTCAAGCGGTTGGTCCAATCTAACAGGTATTGTTTCCGACATATTCAATAATGTTAAAAGTACAATTGCTAACATTTGGGAAGGTATCAAAAAGACTGTTAGCGCTCCAATTGATTGGATCAGAGATAAAATCAGTAGTATCTTTGATAATTTGAATATTTCTATACCACATATTCCGTTACCACATTTTAAATTGAGCGGAGAATTCAATCCATTGAAGGGGAAAATCCCAACGTTGGGTGTTGATTGGTATGCGAAAGGTAGTGTGTTTAATTCTCCGAATATTATCGGTGTCGGCGAAGCAGGACCTGAAGCAGTTTTACCTTTGAAAAGATCTGTGCTGCAAGAAATTGGTGATCGTATCTTGAGTAGCACATCAGTTTCATCTAGGGCACAAACGATTCAACCTGTGAATAACTACGAATTCAATTTCACAATTGATGGTAACGCAGATGAGGTTACTATGAAGCAAACAACTCAACAAATCATTGATAGCATTACAAAAGTTCAAAATGATAATGCTTCGGCATGGCGTTAAACAGGAGAGTATTTCTCCTGTTTTTTTAGTATTAAAAAGGATGTGAAAAAATGACTGATTGTATACATTCTATAATCGATGGATTTCCTGATTATTTGCATAAATTGGCTTTAGCTGAAAGACCAACCATACCTTCTCCAAAAAGACAGAGAGTTGAAACTTCTGTTTTAGGNAGGTTAGGTGGCTTAGTACAAGATTACTCGTTTGAAGATATGTCGTTTACATTGCACTATAACTATTTAGAGGATGTGGAAGACCATCAAGCGTTCAAGCAATCGTTTTATATCATGCGTCATTGGTTAAACTATGCAAAGAAATTAGAATTCTCTGACGATCCCAACGTCTATTACGTTATCCAGACTATCGATATTGGGGATGCAGAAAACGATATTGTTGAATGGGGAGAGTTCGATGTAAATATTACTGCGAAACCATTCGCAAGAGTTCAAGAAGATGTACCTATAACCGTAGATAAACCACAGTCATTTAACTTGCTGAATAATAGTTTAGAAGAAAGTTTTCCAAAGATTATCATCACTCCTTCAGCTACTTCATGCCAGTTCATCTTAAATGATTATGTGTTTAGTTTCGAAGGCTTAGTAGCAGGAACTGATGTAGTCATTGATAGTGATTTGATGCTTTGCTACGAAGAGCAATCGGACGGAGATATTTTAGATCGGTCCAACAAAATGAAGACCATGCAATATCCGACATTGCAAGTGGATATCAATCATTTTAATTGNACTGGTTTGAGCAAAATACAAATTTATCGTAACGGGTTAAGGTAGGTGAAATAGATGATCGATAATTTAATAACTATTTACGATAAAAATGACGCGAATAATTTAGCTGAACATTTATATGATACGCAAGGTTTAGGCGCTTTGTCAGACTGGTTAACAGCTACTGTTAGCAATAAACTAAACGGAGCCGAGATATTTCAGGGTACTTATTCAATAANCGGAACTAATGCAGATTTGATTGTAGANGGACGTATTATTCAGTGTTATGTAGATGAAAATCGAGCAAAACAGCGTCTACGGATTTATTATGCAAAAACTTCTGTAATAGGCAATACGATAGAAGTAAAAGCTGAACCTATTTTCAATGATATAAGAAAATCGGTGTTGAATAAATATGACAGCGGAACAGAAAAGATCACTGCTACTCAGGCATGGCAAAACGCAAAAGTTTTAGCGAAACCAGCTATCCCTTCGCAGTTTTCTTTCTCGTCATTAGTAGATACGCTTGCTAATGTGAAGATAGAAAAGGCGAATTTTTTAGAATTCTTTGGTGGAAAAGAGGGATCTATTCTAGATCGATTTCATGGTGAGTTTCTAAAAGATAATAACACATTACGTCATGAAAAAAGTCTAGGTACGGATCATAAAATCAAAGCGATTTATACTAAAAACTTAACTGGTCTTGACTTAGAGATTGATGCTCAAAGTGTTTTAGTTGGAGTTTATCCATTCATTAGCAGCTCTTCAGAAGGAGAAGACGAGATCACTCTACCAGAAGAAGTTATTTTCACGGATTACGTGGATGATTATCCTGCTGGATATGTTTCTTTTGTTGATTTTAAAGACAAAGCGACTGATGTAGCCACATTAAGGGAAGCTGCTAAAGACTGGTTGAAAACAAACATAGATAAACAAAAACCACAAGTGAGTGGTTCGATTGAATTAGTACCATTGAGGCATCAAAGAGGCTATGAAAAATTTGTTGATCTAGAAAAAGTTTCGATGGGTGACGGAGTAGATGTGTATCATCCACAGTTAAAAGTGAATATGTCAGCGAGAATTGTGGAATATACGTTTAATGTTCTAACCAATTCATACGATAAATTAGTTGTAGGAAACGTCAAAACAAACTTCTTAGAAAACACAGAGAATAATGTCAGCAATTTGATTAATGATGCCATTGATCAATTGAAAAACGGTGGCGAAATCAGTGATTTACTCAATGATATTGTAGATCATCAAACTGATATGATTACTGGTCAAAATGGTGGTTATGTTTTATTAGATCCTAAAGAAGCGCCTAGTCGTATTTTGATTATGGACACACCAGATAAGAATACCGCAAGGAATGTTTTACAAATCAACAATGCTGGTATTGGTTTTTCTAAAACTGGCATTAATGGAACATATGAAACGGCATGGACGTTAGATGGCGGATTCAATGCCTCGTTTATTACGGCTGGTGAAATAGTAGGAATTACTATTAGAGGTACTACATTAATTAGTGATGGTGCTGATTATAGAACAAGTATTGCTAATGGCAAAATGACTTGGTACTCAAAAAAAGTTAACAAAGATATTATGGAGCTAGAAGCACGTGATTATGTAAGTGCTGATGCCGGTATTGTATCATACACCATGAAAACTGGTGGTGGTTTCATGATTAGAAATCCACAGGGTAACTTGGTTTTTAGTACGTGGGATAATGGTAATAACAGACCGTTTCTATCTTTTGGTGCGCCCAATTTCAGGTATAGCAATGCTAGTTATGTAACTTCTGGCGACGGTAGTTCTTTAAGCATTAATGGTAGTGCGGGTAACTCATGGGAATTTAAGGTAGCTGGTAGGACTATGAAATTTACTAGTGATGGTATGCTAACGTTACCAGGTTGTTTTTTTGGTTCATGGGAAGATGGGAAACTTGCTAGGTTTGAACAATCAACGGTACAAGTATATAAAGATTTTACTGTTAGAGGTACTAAAAACTCAACTGTACCAACAGAACATTATGGACAACGACTATTGAACGCTTATGAAACTCCAGAATATTATTTCGCTGATTATGGGGAAGCCGTTACAGGTGACAATGGTAAAGTTCGTGTTGATATTGACCCCATGTTTGCTGAAACAGTAAATCTAAGTCGGTATATGACACATGTGACACCTACAGAACTAGTTTTGTGTGCTGTTACTCATGAAGATATTGACCATTTCATCATTGAAACTAGTAAGCCAAACGTATTAGTTAGATGGAATTTAGTGGCACACCGTCTAGGGTATGAAGATATTAGATTAAAAGAGGATACAGCATATGATAGCACAGTGCTTGACCAAAAACGTTTTTAAAACGAAGACAAGGAGGTATATAAATGGCTAGCAGTTTATATAATTTGGCTTTAGATTTCAGCAAAGAATTAAACTACACCAAAGCTATTATGGCTCGTCAAGGTGATAAAGGGATTACGGTGACGGTTAAACCGTTTCTAAATGGCTTGCAGATGGATACGAGTGGCGGAACATTTACTTTAAAAGGAACAACACCATCTAACCGTTACGTAGATAATGTTGCAACTAGTGTAACTAGTGAAGAAGTCACGTTTTCTCTTGATGGCACATTTATGAGTGAAGCAGGATATTATAAACACTGCTACGTAGAATATAGAAAAGACAATCAAATTTTAACAACGCAAGATATCATTTTTTTCTCACTAGGAGTGTCTGACATTTCGCAAGGCCAAGCCGATGAATATGTTTCGCAATTAGAAGAGTTGATTCGAAAGTACAACGAAACTTTTGATGCTTTTATGGCTGAAATCAAAGGTAGAGTGGATAGCTTAAATCAACAGATTACTGATTTAACTGGTCAAGCTAAAACGCTACAAGACAAGTTAGATGCTCTGAAAGAAGAAATTTCTAAGTTAGGTAACTTACAAGTGATGTACAGTAACAGCATCGACTTCGGGGACTATGATTATTCGGAGAACCCGAATTTAATGCCATATATTACAGAACCTTGGGTTGGACCTTTGTTAGGTAATGGACATACAGTTAAAGATAGTGTTAAAAGGGTTATAACTCATACTAAAACTAGAACAGCTAATTCCGGCGACATATTATCGCTTGGCTTAGGTATTCCGTGTACAGCGGAAGCTAATAATAGGTATCTTATAACCACTTTACGACCATCTACGACATACACATTAAGCGTTACTATGAGTGTCGGTTCAGATTGGACTGGAGAGACCAATACTATAGGGGTTAGGCTTAGATATTTAAATGAACAAGGTGGTATAGAACTGCCCATTAATGCATTAATACCAGCAAATGTAGAACGCGATAAAATGGTCACTCATACATTTACTGGTATAACAAAAGATAATGTAACTAGCATAACAAACTGTTATGTTGAAATATTCTCACTTAATAGTGAATATAAAGGAACGGTTAGTGTCAGCTATGACGTTAAGTTAAAAGCACACTACCCTAACTTACTAGATGGCCCTTACTGGTTAGGTAAAGTTCCTTTAGGCGAGAATATTGCTGACCCTACAGTTGTCTTTCCACACAAAACTAGTGAATATATGGTTTATGGTAGACGCAATACAGAAAACTATATCGCTGACCAAACATATACCATATCAATGAAAGCAACTAAACTAACAGTTCAATCGTTTGCCGTGTATATTGCTGCTGGCCGCGTTAAAGTAGGAGACATGAAGCCTACTGAGGGGTTAGCTAATACATGGGAGTTAACTTTTACTGTAACTAAGCAACATATAGATAGTGGGGTAACTAATTATCTGGAAATATACCAATACCCGTCAGCTACAAAAGGAGCTGTTCAAATTGAGTGGCTCAAACTAGAAAAAGGCAATACTCGAACCCCGAATATTAGTGAGTATAAATATCGTGGTACTGGTATGCGTGATTCAAACAATCCAAAAGATTATGTTTGGGATCTAGCACCAGAATATGTCGAAGATAATTTGGCCACAGATATTAAAATTTCTGAAATTACTGGTAAAGCAAACAATTATACCGATGGGAAAGTATCGGAGATTAATTCGCAGTTGACTGCTTCAATTAATGAAGTAGACACCACAGCTAAGGATGCTCAAACAAAAGCGAATGCTAATGCGACTGCTATAGATGAATTAGACAATAAGATCGATGAACGCATTAATGATACAGCTACTACCACATTAACAGTTACAAACGGGAATACCGGATCAGCAAAGCTTTATCGTGAAGGAAAAACAGTTTCTATATATTTTGTGGCTTTAAACGGAAAAAGCAGTGGTGGAAATGATTCAACGATACTAACAATTCCAGAAGGCTATCGGCCACCAATTAGTTTTGAGCAACTGGTTGGCTCGATAGACCGTTCTACTTTGAACAGTGCTCAGTTATCTATTGGTGCAGATGGAGCCATTAAATGGCGAAGAAACTCAAGTTATGGATCGGATTATACCTTTGCAATTACTTACACGATTTAGAAAAGCGTGAATCGATATGAAGGCAGCATATAGACCAATTGAACCTTACGGATTCGAGCAAATCATTGTGAATGATGAAGAACATTTACCGGAAGAATGCACAGAAGTCGAACCACCGATTCCAAATTGGAAACCGAAATTCAATTACTGGGAGGGAAATAAATGAAAAACATTTGGAAATATGGACGTACTGGCGGAGAGTACGCAGGAAAAGTATTGGACGACATGCTTGTATCCGTTCCTTACACAGATCAGCCACCGCTTGAAGGAATTCGTGCTGATGGCGAACCGTTAACAATCGCTGATCAAATGTTTGATCCTAAATTGAATCAATGGATTATTTTAGCGAACGCACTAGATCACAACGATTTAAACAATCTCAAAGCAATGTATGAGTCGTTAGAAAATGAGAACGGCGATTTAAAACAGATCAATGCCAAACTCATGCTAAGCGATGTAGCAATTAAACAGGAAAATACTGCATTGAAAGAAAAAGCGGATAGTTTAGCACAAATCAATTCAAAAATGATGCTTGCTTCGTTACAAAATAGCAAAGACATTTCAGAAATTAAAGAGCAACTAAATCCAGCTTCAAAGGGAGGTGAGTAGTATGTTTAGTTTTAGCGATGTGAAAATGATGTATGATTGGGGCTGTTTCACTAACGAACAAGTAATGGTTTTCGTTCCGTTGTGCATTACTGAAGAAAAAGCAGATAAAATCATTAGCAAAGAAGAGAGCGCATCTTAATTGATGTGCTTTTTATTTTGATTCAAGGAGTTGTCACATGATTAATTTAGGGGAATGGGGAGCGATAGCAGGATCAATAACCGCTATCGTTTCTTTGATTTTATTAGTAATAAAACCAATTACTGCATCTTTCTCGAAGATTACTGAGACTCTTTCAAAAGTAAGTCACAATTTAGATTTGCTGACTAAAGATTTAGAATCGAGCAAATCAGATCGATTGATGATTCATGAAGAACTAAAGAAACACGATGAAAGATTAGATACACATGCAGAAAAATTGGTAGAACACACGCAACAAATTAAAACTTTATTTAGGGAGAGAAGAAAATGAATAATAAAACGTTCGAAGTACTAAAATGGTTCGCACTGGTAATTATTCCCGCACTAGCTACTTTCGTGGGGTTAGTTGGTAAAGCGCTCAATTGGCAGTACACAGATATCTGTGTTGTCATCATTACTGGTTTTGGCGCGTTTTTAGGGAGTGTGTTGGGTGTATCAAATCGAACCTACAAAATGTTCTCGGCTGAAAGCGAAGAAGGAGGAAACAAATGAAAAAGAAAATTACTATTACTGCGATGAGCCTGTTAACGGCTCTTTTTTTATTGCCAATTAACGGATTTGCCTATACTATCAACAATGAATTTAATTTGGGCGCAAATGAAGGTAGCTCACAAGTAGCAAATAATCAGTATATTTTACTGCATGAAACGGCTAATGAAACAGCAACAGGACGCAATGAAGCGCAGTATATGCAACGTTCATGGACTAGCGCTTATACTGCTTATATTGTGGGAGACGGCGGAATTGTTTATCAAGTCGGTCAACCTGGTTTTGTACAGTACGGTGC